CTTAAGGGGCAGAACAAAAGAGACATTTTAATATCTAATATAAAAACCTTGATTATTTGATAGATACAAAGGTGAAGAAAAAAACGGCATTGGATATTTGATGGTAAAAGAGCGGATAAAAAACGCCTAAAAACCTAATAAATAAAGCATTTCTGCGGATACCAATAGGTAAAAGCAAAAATGCTTATTTTGTTTTGCCGAATGATAACAGGCGTTATCATCAATGTATGCACAAACGGACAAAAGACAATGATAACAAAAGTGTGTTTATTGTTTTGCTATATTTGAGCCGATTTTAAAGAGACTTCCATAAATGTTTAGGCTCTTAATTTCACCTAAAACGTTTGCTTCGTTACCGCACATTGAACTTAAATACGCATTGAAACTGTACGATTGAGTGTGGTAATTAACGATAGGTATTTCTACCGGCGCTTCATCTATGAACACTAACCCTGTTGTATCTCCCAATTTGGCACCTTCTAATATCTGTTGAAGCTTGTACAGATACAGAAAACGGTTTAACCCTTCATCCTTTTGCTCTGAAATATTGGAGCAATCCGGCATAGTATCAGTGATTATATGAAGCGTTAATGTAATTGTACGTGGGTTTCCTTTACCCTGTCCGCGCATAGAGTAGTCAACGAATATAGCGGGTATATCGAAGTATTCATATAACTCCGGGTGAAGTGGCTGGCCTCTGAACACGTCAATATAGAAATTAGGCAATAACCCAGCATCAGAGAATGATGCTTTTTTGCTGTCTATAAGCTTGTATAGCTCTAATAATTGGTTGATCATTTCAATGCTTTAATAAATTGGGTTGTAATATGTAGGTATATTCTACGCTCAAGTGTATAGCTGGCGCCAATGAAAGGACGTGCCGGTATCGTAAGATTCATTTTTCGTTGATGAGATTGAACCGAATGAGACTTAACGGTACCTGCTTTTATCCGCTCTGTACGTCCTTTTCTTGTCCGGCTATATGCTTTGTGCTTGTACGATTTTACATTGTGCTGTTTTACTGTCACAGTCTCTTTAATAGTACCTCCATTGTTGTGTATTTCAGCATAAGGGACATCAGTACCAATGATAACACGGTTTGTATCTGCGTATATTTTGCGAATGCTACGTTTCAACCTTCCGGTAGCGACTAATACAGTATTGCTTCTATTCCCTTTTCTTTTGCGTTTTAACGGCTTCCACTTGGTTTTGGTAACGTCCAACCACGCTTGTTCCACAAATCGTTCTTTGCTGAAATTTACAGCAATTGCGGCCACTTCATTGGGCATACGGCTGTAAGCCCTAGAAATGGCATCGCACTTGTTTAAAAAGTCTCTTAAATCAACGTTTGACATAGATTAATTTGCTAATTCAGCACTACGAACAACTCGCATAAACATCTCTGTTAGCCATCGTTCCAATTCATCACGGTTCATACCATTTATTGACTGGCTTTGTGGACTGAATTTATCTATAAATGAACCGATATTAATAGTTGTATTCTTGGTTTGACTGCCTCTGCTGATGGTTTTTGCATCTGCACCGGCGGCACTGCTTGCAAATGAATTGTCAGAACCTTTTTTGGTTGCTTCTTGCGCATCTGGAACGCCATTAGCATTGGCATCTGTCAACTGATCTGCTTTGCCCTGTGCTTTCAATTGATGTGCCTTGTCATCTGCATTCAGTTTCTTCCTTATGTCGTCTATGGACATATTTCGGATACTATTAACGCCTCCTTTTATGTCGTTCATGTTGAAGGTGACAATCCCTCTTAGTACCTGTAATATGCCAGTAAGAAACTCTTTTATCCACACCAAATAAGGCCGTATTTTATTGTACATTGTCGTGAATCCTCCGCTCATCCCAGGTATCAATGAAATAAGCCAGTTTATTACTCCTCCAAGTACTTGAAACCAACCAAAAATAGCTTTCATAGGAACTAAAGCCATATTAAACGAAAATTTGGCCACAGTGCCTATACCTCCAATTATATCTCTGAATGCCGCAGAGGTATTCCACAGGTTCTTAAACCAATTTATCATGTCAAGGATACCCTGACCAATAGAATTGATTAATGGTAACGCCGATTGTCCTATTTCGATCATAGTTCCCTTAATCATATTCTGAATGATGTGGAAATTGTCGAGCGGGGTCATAGAATTTTTATAGGCTTCGTTTAGCTGGCCTTGGCTATTGGTTACAAAGTCAATGGTATCTTTGAATTTCTTTGCATCCTGTGTAGCTGATGAAAAGAACGAAGCTGCCTCCATATCAAGCCCAATCTTACCAAAGAACTTTGCCCGCGAAAGGTCGCTCATGTTCTTTGTTTTGGCCGAAAGCTGATCAATAATATTGATTAAGGGCTTTATTTGTCCCTGAGAATCATACAATGAAATACCCAGCTTTTTGAATGCTTTTATTTTACTTGGGTCAGCAAGTGCTTTGAATGCATTCTCAGATAGTGTTGTTGCTCTTTCTGAATTCATCCCCTGAGCGGTTAAATATGCCCATGCACCTGCCGTCTCCCCTAAAGCAAGCCCTGCGTTACGAGCAACTGGGATTAATTTAGGCAGATACTGCGCAATGTCCTGAAATTCGGCATTCCCTTTGTTCACTGTCGCGAAAAGAACATCGTAAACGGTATTAATATCACGCCCTGAAGCATTCATAACGCCCACAGCCGCTTTGGCAGTATCTCCAACATCGGTAAACCCCGCTTTTGCGGCTCTCAATGTTGGCTCTAATACTTTGAGCGATGTATTCACGTCGAGGCCTGCCGAAATGATTTTATTGAAAGCATCCGGTATTTGTTCGATTGGCGCAACGTTCCGTTCGCCTATCTCAAGCAGTTTGTTTGATAGTTTACCGAGTTCCTGTTGTGATAGCTGTGCCGTGACATTAATTTTTGCAAGCCCGTTGTTCCATTTTAGAGCCATATCAACGCATTGGTAATACGCGACCCCCAAAGCAACTACCGCTGCGGCAATGGCTACGTATGGATTTGCAAGAAACTCTAAAGCCCTTCCAACGCCCGGAACTTCGCTTTTTATGGCGTTGAACACTTCAATATTTTTCGACTTTAAACCGCTAAGTTTGTCCTGCATGCCTCCACAGGCTTTGTCTACCTGTTTTTTTGCCTTGTCAAGTCCTGCCGAAAGGTTATTTTTTAGGTCGATAAGTAATTGTAGTTTTGCGATTCCACCCGCCATGTGTGTAGTTTTTAAAAAGTTATTATATCTTTGTAGTTATAAAAAGCATCTGACATTTTCGACGGAGGTTAATGCGAAAGCAACCACCGAAGAGACCTCAATATCCTTAACAGGACTTCGTAGGCGTGTCAGATGCTTTTTATTTAATAAGAAGTCCTGTTCTGGCCTTTAATTCATCTATCTTCATTTCGTACCACGTCTGAACCTCCAAGCCGTCACCCGTAATAGTTGTATCAACGATTAACGTTTTATTCTTCCAGAACTTGATGTAACGTATTTGCTCGCTGTCTCCTTTCGGATAATTGCGTAAATAGACTTCATCCGGGTTGGTTAGTACATCCTTTACGAATGGGAATAAACGGTGTCTGTTCTCTGCATCGGTGACGTATTTGCCTGTAATATGGCTTTCAAACGTCTTTTCTTTGAGTATTACCTTACGTTTCAGGTAGTCATCAAAGCCCATAGCATTGTACCCTTTGGATGCTGCATTATTGGTGAAAAACTCCCGAACGTTGTCGGGGGTAATGCTTTTATCCAGTTTCAAGGCATCAAGCGCCCCGTTAAAATCTTTCCACGGTTTTAATCCGTAGTTTGAATAGGTATAATCGTTCGTTTTTTTGCCTTTTTGTCCTGATAATTCATTCAAATACATCTGATTTTGGCGAAAAACAACCCCCGATTCGGCTCTGTTTACGGCAAAATTTTCCTTCATTTTGGGTGTTGTAAACACTTTATCAATGTAATCTTTACCCGCAACAAGGTTCTTACCCGGGTTTCCCGGTTCCTGCAATCCTTCACATCGGCATTTATAACCATTTGGAGGCCACAATCTGCGGCCATCGCCGTCATCAAATGAGAATATTCGACCGTTTAACAGACGGTGTGAATCCCGTACATGGTCGTCACCGACGGTTTGATAACGCCAGTTGTGTATCTGGTTCTTTTCGGCAATGAACTCGAACCAGCGTGCCGACGTTTGTCCGGTGGCGATGCAAAATTCACGCTCGGTGGCTAAATAAGTCTGATTAAAGTCCTTGTTTATCTTCAATGCCTCATTAATGAAGTCACGTTCTGAACGTATCTCCATTTTATCACGGTCAATCAGCAGGCGGTTGATCAACATTGCTTCGGCTTGTGTTTTGGCTTCTGAAAAACGGAAAAGATTCATTTCCATCATTGCCAAAGCACGGTTATCCGGTGCATTCCATGCCGCTTCTACACGGTTTTTACCCCATCCCCCAAACAGACAATCTCGTAAGTCTTCGCCTATCCGTTTGGCCTTTAATAATCGTACAGTTTCGGCTTTGTCGGCTTCTCCGCTCCATAAGAACCGGCTGAACTGTTCATCAAGCTTGTTAAGTGCATCGAATAAATCCTTGTCAATTCCGGCAGCAACCGGATTACGCATTACCGGATAGTCGGGCAAAGTGATAGCGCACGCCACAGCCATTGCCCGCACGTCTGTGGCTTTCTTAAAATTTACAGGTGGCGGCGTTACTTTTTTGCCAACTATCGGCAATCTGAATGTTTTAGACACTTCTTGTTCGTCCAATTCCCAAATAGTAGCTGCATCTTTCACAATGCTCCAATGCTCCAACATAGTGAGTTCTTCTGTCATGTCGAACTCGAACAACATTGTAGTGCTATCGAACTGAAAACCGAGCATTTGAAGTACCGGGAATAACTTGCCGTTAACAACGAACTGTGCAAAGCGTTTGTCCCTGATGGATATTTTATCATCCAACGTGCGTTCATGGACTTCTGTTTGGCTACGGTTTGCACCCTGATCGGCCATAGTCGTTGAACCTACAAACCGCTTGCTTATCTGCTGATCGTGCAGCGTGGTTTGTTTCAGGTAGCACTTTTCGGGGTCTCCGGCATCGGCAAGGTCGTGCACTTCGATGGTTGTGCCGTTTGGCAACACTGCCTGTGCGGCTTCACCCAACACTTTAAGCTGGTTCTGAATGCGGGCAATGTCCTGTTTGTTTGCCGTGGTAGCCGTAATAAGCGGTTGACCGAATTTCTCTGAAAACTCAGCCCACGATTGCAGCGCGTTTCGCTTCCAAATGATATTTGGAACTACCTCTGTGATTATCCCGAACGGCGAATTGTGTATTATTTCAATCACCGTCGGGTCGCTTTTATAGTCAACAAACTTGTTACCGGCTACCTCGGTATACATGTATCCCTTTTGAATGCAGACGTTACGGCGTGGAATAACTGACAAAACAGGCTTTTCAACATCTCTCAATACCTGAATAACCGTATATTTCCGATAAATGGCCGTCATTAACTCTTCGAGAAAGTCAAAGAACCATTGGCTATTGAGAAACTCGGTTTGTTCAGGCAGCTCTTCACCTGATTTTTTGTCTTTTACATAAAAACGATGATTGAGCGTTGCAGCGTTGCGAATGTCGATAACCGAAGTTATCTGAGCATCCAGTAGAACGTCATCATACAAGTCCTGAAGGGTGTACCAACGCGGGTCGTCGGGGTTTTCGGCTGCAAGGATGGCATTACGCCACTTCTTGATGTCTTTTCGGCTGCGATCGTGAAACTCCTGAGCGATTTGTATTGCAATGTCGCTCGTGAATGCTTTAGCCGGTGCCGCGCTGCTGGTTTGTGCTACCGGCGATCTCCTGAATATGTCTTTAAATGCCATTTAAATGCAGTTTACAGTTTACCATTTATGATTGTTTGGGGCTTGACTGCTCCAAATACGGACATCAGAAACCGCCTCTTCCGTGTCCGGGTCTATAATGGCCGGAAGGTCACACGGAGTATTTCCGTTGCCTACGTCCTTAAGCCAGTCTATTGCGTCCTGATAGCGTTGCGACCGGTGTTCCGGCACGTCCTTACTACCTGTTTGCGAATAGAGGTGATATAGCGTTATGTCGATGGTGATAGTCACTATCCACTGATCGCGGGTATCCAACTGTTCGCCTCCATTTTCAGCCGGTGATAGTAATGGCTGAAATATAGTAGCGCAGTCATATCGCGCTCCGATTCTATTCCTTATTTGAGCAATAGCCGTTTGTTCGGCTCTTACCAGTTTTGCATTTTGGTAAAAGTCGGTTTGTGCGGTAAGCAGTCGCAAAATCTCTGTGCGTATCTGCATTGCGTAGTCTGATTGTAATAGAAAGCGTGCCATTATTTGAAAGTTATTTTCTGACAAATTTGAATGTGTAGGTATCTAACGCTGTCGACTTCAAATTGTCGAACGGCATCTTTGTTGGCCACATATACGAACCATTGGCTTTTGATTAGTTCCGGTGTGTGTTGTATAGGATGTGCTACTATAATTGGAGTTGGCACAAATGTTGCCTGTTGAACCGTGTTCGGTTCTTGGTTATCCATGTGCAACGGAACATACTCTTTGCACATTACATATCCGGTAAACTCTTGCTGGCATGAACACAGCATAATAATTGCCAACGCGGCTAAAAATCTGAATGTTTTCATATTAAAAGTATCTTTTACGGGTTGAACTGCGTGAGGTTGATTGTATTTCAAAGTTTTCCACAAATGTGGCTTTGTTGAGTTCGGAGATGGCCGACTGTAACGCATCCGGGCCGTCATCGTTTGCGCCGCTACCTTTCTCGAACGCTAAGAGCTGATCAGTTAGGTTTACCTGTCCGGCATACTCTTTTTCATCTTCGTTAAGCCATACGTTTAATCGCTCGAAATGTCCGGCCATGCTTTCAATACGGTCGAATTTGTTTCCCTTGCTTTGCTTGTCGGCCACAACCGGAACATAGTAACCACGTCTGTCGCCTTCAGTGTCAAAGTCGTTCACAAATTCATCTTGGGCAAACAAACCTTCCATCATAAACGAGATATTGAACCTGTCGAGTCCTCGTTTCTCCCAAAGATCGTACAACCAACCTGCGCAAATTGCCCGGGATGTTTGTTTTACAAACGAGTGTATTACATGAAACTCCCTGCCTGCTTTACCTACCAAAACAAGGGCTTTATAGTCACCTTTATCCTTGTATGATAAGTCGCCATACAGTACCAAGGCATCGTATTTTGATAGTGGCAGCATCTTTTTATACTGCAACCATTCCGGGTTGAATATTGCCCCGTCCACCAACGGCGTACACATGTACTCTCGCATCCATGAGCGGTAAGGTGTTGAAGCCCGTTTTTCGCGCCAATAATCGGAGGTATATTTTGCTGGCCATGACGGCGTATAATTGTCGTCCAGTATAGCCTTAACTTTGAAATGGTAGAATGTTTTCTTTAATCCCTGTTCTTTGGCTGCTTTGTTGGCTGTAACCGACAATTCAATCAGTTTTGCCATCAAAGAGTTTTTGTGAATAAGGTTATTACAGAAAACAAAGCGTTCGTGTCCTTTGTCAAAGCAACCCCAAAGTGTACCGGTGATATAGTCCATGCCTTCACGTATAAGCCTGTCATTATTGCATCGTTTCAGAGTGTCGATGTCATCACATACAATATAGTCGGGGCGGTGTTCTCCATTACGAAGGCCTCGAGGGTCTTGACCAAAACCTAAAGCACGAAAATATACACCGTCTTTTGTCGTGAAATTACCTTCTGCCCAGTCTCCTGTTTTGAATTGTTCGCCGTAATCGTTTATTAAACGGGTATTAAATTTCAAATTGGCCTGTATATCTGAAAGCAAACGAATAGCTTTTTCTTCGTTTTCTCCAATCAGCAACATGAACCATATCTGGCGTTTTACCAGTGCCAGATATAACGGAATTCCCAATGTGGCATGTACTGATTTTGCTGAACCTCTAAACATATCCAACAGGGCTTTAATAATTTCATTATTAATAATTTTGTTGGATATATCTCCATGAAAATCGGCACAATCACACGTTGCATATTCAGGAAACTCATACGCGAACCATTCCGTATATGAAGAGTCATACCGTTTAAGTCTCCGGTGTTTTTGTTCGAGACTTTCAACGGTAGCCAAATACGCTTTTTTCTGTATGCGATGACAGTTTTGTTCGTATTCGCGGAGTATTTTATCGTAGTTAATTACCGCCATCTATGCGTATTTTTTCGATTAGAAACATTTTGTGGTATTTAGTCATTTGCGCAGCCAGTTCCGGGTCATGTTCGGATATAAAGTTGTCGAGTTCTACAAGAAAGTCCCGGCATATTTCGGGACTAACTCCACTTTGAAGATATTCGCGGGATTTCATCAACTTAATGATTGCATCTGCATCAATCTCTTTCAATTCATTGCCTTCTGCATCTGTACGTTTTTCTCCCTTTGCCAGTCTAATGGCTGCTTCTGTCAATAACTTTTTGAGTTGCGTAGGGCTCAAATCAAACAAGTCTTTTGTCTCATCCCAGTTGCCTTCATCACGCCATTTGTAGATGGTTTTAATGTTTCTATCCATCTCTTTTGCTATTGCTTCGGGCGCAATTCTTTTTTCGCAATAAAGCCATTCTGCATGTGCTATTTCAGCCGGTGTGGCCTTTTGTACATTCTTACGTGGTTTGGTTTGATTTGCCATCTTTTTATGTTTTGGAACACAATTTTACGGCTCTTTTCCTGTACGCGCGTGGTAGGGTTTAAAGTGGCTTTAATGTTGTATGAAATAAACATATTGTTTTGTAAATGGCATTAAATAAGCATGATGTAGATGTGTTTTTATGTGCATAATTTCGCAGCATCTAAAAACAAAATTTGGGTACGAATGATTACGATTCTTTGCTCAAATGTTGAAAATGTAGGTCGAAAAAGTGTTACATGATAATGAATGAATAACAATGCTTATCAGAGAGATTGACAAAAAAACGGTAGAAGTAAAGCTGTACGGTAATATCGGCGGCTGGTTTGCAAACGGGCAAACCATTACTGATATGCTCGACGGATTCGAGTCTACAGGTTACGAGAACGTTATTTTTCGCATGCACTGTTACGGAGGCAGTGTCATTGAAGGCAATGTTATTTTCAACGCTTTACTCCGTTCGCCGCTTAACATTACAGCCATTATCGACGGTGTGGCCGCTTCTATGGGTTGTTTCATTCTTCCGTCTATTGCTACCGTAAAGATTGCCGACAATGGTTTTGGTATGATTCACCGCCCTGAGTCGCCTGCCGGTGGAAATGCTGATGACTTGCTGGCAACTGCAAAGTTACTTCAGGACATGGAGGCAAATTTCATCAAACGAGTTTCGGAACGTTCCGGGATGAGCGAAGATGAAGTAAAAGCAAAATGGTTCGACGGCGCAGATCATTGGTTGAATGCCAAAGAAATGGTTGAGATTGGTTTAGCAACCGAAGTGATACCGGCAACGGCAAAGAACATGAAAGAACTTGACTCTTCGATGGTTCTTGATTTGGGTGTAGAAGGTGTATTTAATCAATTCGTTGCCTATTTGGGCGACGGCAAAGATAAACCTCAAAGTAATTTACAAATGGACAAAAAAGAATTGATTCAGACGTTAGGTCTGGAAGGGGTTGACGAAAACAGCCCCGATTCGCTGGTAATAGCCAAAGCGAAAGAAAAACAAGAGGCGTTAGTCACACAGGCTGCACAGGCTAAAGCCGCCTCAGATGCTGTGGTAGCTAATGCTAAAGCAAAACTGGATGCCGACATCAAAAAGCGATTGGATGCTGCACAGGCTGCCAACAAACTGATTCCACCGACAGGACAAACCGTCGATCAGGTGCGTGCATCGTATGAAAAAATTGGACAAAATGCCGGTTTGGATGTTCTTGATTTGGCTTTGGCCGGATTGGGTGTGAAACAACCTATTGCAGGTGTTATCGTGAAAGAAGGCAAAGAAGGCGAAGAAACCGACCCGAAAGCATGGGCTGACGTGATGGCACTCGACCCAACGGCTTTGGCCACTTTCCGTACTGAGAATAAAGAAGCGTATGCAAAACTGTACAAGGCCGAATTCGGTCATGCACCTAAACTCTAATTGAAAATGGCAAAGAATTTTCCTGAAATTTGGTTAGGACGCGTAGAAAAGCTCCTGACATCAGCCGACCAAGCTCCATGGCTTGACGGAATCCCCGAAATTGCGAGCGAAGTGGTAACCTTCGGCGAAGGTACGCAGACCGAAAAGAATACGATCTACATCCCGCTTACTTCGTTTGAACCTACCGTGTTGATAAACAACACGACTTATCCGATGGCACTCGAAGAGTATGATGACGAAACGGCAACGGTTAACCTAGACAAGTATCAGACTCTTCCGACTTCAATTAGTGATGATGACGCAATGGGCGCCAGCTACGACAAAATCGACGCTGCCACTCAATCGCACGTTACTGCGATCGCAAAAAAGAAATACGCGAAAGCTATCCATGCCATTGCTCCTACGTCTCACGTTACAGGTTCTACCCCTGTTATCAAAACAAGCGGTGCTGATGACGGAGAAGGCCGTAAAATGATTTTACGCGCTGACATTCGTAAAATGAAAAAAGCGTTCGACGTGATGGAAGTTCCGGGCGACGGTCGCCGTTTGGTGCTGTGCTCTGACCATGTTAACGACTTGCTTGAAAACGATCAGAAGTTTGCCGACCAGTATTACAACTATGCTACAGGTAAGATTGCTAACCTGTACAGCTTCCAGGTGTTTGAATACGTGTCTAATCCGTATTTTAACGCTACCACAGCTACGAAGAAAAGCTTCGGTTCTATTCCGGGTACTGGCGACTATCAGGCTTCTGTGGCGTTCTATGCTCCTAATATTGCGAAAAAGACTGGTAACACTAAGCAATATTATACTGATGCTAAAACTGATACAAAAACTCAGGCAAACAGCATCAACTATCGTCACTATTTCATTTGTGTTCCGAAACGTGCTAAATATATCGGGGCTATTATCTCCGATAAGGCTAATGTAGCTTAATTAAAGGAGGGTTAAAGAATGAAACCGAGTAAGGAACATATTGAAAAGGGCAAAGAACTTGCCAGACAGCATGGAGTAAAACAGCTTTTTGTGAATAACAAAGATGAGTTTTTTACCTCGCATAATGCGGCTTCTTTGTCGGTCGGTCACGACAAAGATAAGTTTGCTGAAGTGCCTCTGACCGGAGGAAAAGAAAAACCTGCAAAAGGTGATCAGAACCCTGCCAATGAAGATGGCGGTAAAACCGAATAACAATGAGTTTAAGAGGTGTTTCAATACAAAATGGCAGTGTTGGTGCCAATTCCGATGAAGTCCGTGCATTCGGGCTCATCGGAAACGGTGTTGCGGTTGTGGGTGGTGTCCAACTGGGCATTGCTTACAAACTGCTTCGCCCATCCGATGCTGTTGCAATAGGCATTACGGCGGCTTATGATACGGCAAACAGCGTGAATGTTTACCGTCATATCAGTGAGTTCTACCGTCGTGCCGGTGAAGGAAAAGCCTTGCATATCGTTCTCGTAGCTCAGACAAAGAAACCGGAAGAAATGGTAGATGCCGCTAAGGTGTTAGCGGTAGAAGCCGAAGGTGCAATTAGCGACTTCGCGTTTGTGTACAATCCGGCAACGGGATATACTCCGGTACTTGTTGATGGGCTCGAAACGGATATTAAAGCTGCTATTCCTGTGTTACAGGGCTTTGCCGATTGGGCTGATGCCCACGACATGCCCTGTCATACTATTCTCGAAGGTCGCGGCATTAGCGACACGCTTTCATCGCTTGCCGATTTGCGTGCGTTAAAGGTCGGTACTGAAGATTTGGAAGCCGAAAAGGTAACGCTTGTAGTGGGTCAGGACTGGACGTATGCCGACGGATTGTGGGCAACCGGTGAAAAGTTTGCCGACGTTGGTACCTTCCTCGGGGTGATAGCCTCGCAGGATTGGAATCGTAACCCGGGCGAACAAGCTACGCAGAACCTTACCAACGCCACAAAAGGCATATGGACGGTCGGCGGCCTTAGCAACCACAAAAAGTATAGCGAGGTGTATGACAGTCTCGAAACGATGGACGCTAAGGGCTATGTATTCCCGATTAAGTATACCGGGGTTTCTGGTTACTTCTGGAATGATGGCCATTGCTGTTGTCCTATCAAGGTAGATGATGACGGTAATATGAACCAGTACGAAATCTACTACAGCCACACCATCGACGAAAGTAAGCGCGCTTTGCGGGCTGTCTATTTACCCGAGGTGAAAGCGACTGTATTGCTTGACAATGGTAAGCTACCTGCCAGCAAAGTGGATTATTACGATTCTATTGGCGATCTCGAATTTGACAAACTGACCGGCAAAGGACTTATCTCTGAAGGTAGCACAACTACCGACCCGGACAGTGATTTGATTACTGACAAGAAGCTTAACATTGCCTTTAAGGTTATACCTACTGGCTGTGTTGGCGAAATTGCAGGAACTATTAATCTCTCAAATAGCTGATTATGATAATTAGAAGATTAGGCGAAGAGTATTCTTCTGGCGACGTAGTAGTGACTATTGCCGGATTGGTAGACGTTGACCCATCGGCTATTGAGTACGACTACAAGTACGCTCACACTGCTCGCTATGGAATTAAGCGTAAGCCCCGCGGATGGAATATGGGTAAAGTGGAATATACAGGAAAAATTACGCTTCCGCTCGATGTGGTAGCCGAATTTGAGAAAGTAAGCGGTGGAGACATTGCTAAAATTCGACCTTTCCCCATCAATGTGACATTCGCCAACGAAGAAAACGACATGATTCACGACTACATCTATTGCAAGTTTGAAGGCAACGGGCGTAACGTGAAGGGAGATGACGGGCTTGAAAAAGAACTTGACCTTTTCGTGCTCGACATGAAACTGAATCAATAACAAAACTACATTTCAACCTTCCGGGACTCCACCGGAAGGTTATTTAAAATCACTTTAAAACAACTGCAAAATGACACAGAAAGAACAAACCTTGCCTGAAGGTATTACTCAGGCCATGATTGACGAAGCAAAAGTAAAACACGGTGCTGACAAAGTAAAATTCGTTACCATCCTCGACGAAGATGGCAATAGTGAACTTCTTACCGTTTTGGCCGTAGTTCCCACCCGAAACGTAACCGGACAATACCGACGTTTCGCTGATAATGACCCTAAGAAAGCAGACGAAATTATGGTCAAAGCCTGCCTGTTGAGCCACAAAGATCAGGTATTGGCTGATGATGCGCTTTTTAATGGCGCTCTTAATGGTATTGCCGAATTGATTCCTATTCGTAAGTCTATCGTAAAAAACTGTTAGAGCAACTCACCGACATTACGCCGCTGGCACAGGCGGAGAGTTGCGATATAGAGGAATTGATTGAAATGTATGACGCACAGATACGGTTTTTCTTTAAAGAAACGCCTGAGGCGTTGAGTGACGAAGATTTTGCAAAAAGAGTTAAGGAACTAAAGTGGCTCGCAGATGAGGGCTTTTTGTCCGGTATACGATTATGAATGTTGTAGAGATTGAACAGTTAGCAGGGCGTTTTAAGGCTGCATTCGGGTTTGTGACAGCAAACATAAAGAACCGAACTGATGCAGCCGGGAATGCCGCTGTGAGCAAACAGTTAGCGTCCAGCGTGTCGGTGTATGTGATGGATAAAAACACCGACATCGAAGATATTACGCTATCGTATGGTACTACCGTGTATTCCTTTGGTGATTGCAGTCTTGATGGTGAGTTTTCCAACGTCTTGGCTACGGCTCCTATGTTAAGTTTCAAACGGGCAAAGCGGTTGGTTGTAACTCCGATTGACAACACTGATATTGAGGTAGTAGAACGATACTCAACAGAGCCGTATGAAATAACATGGCGCGGCCTTCTCATTGACATGGAAAATCATTCGTTCCCGCTCGATAAAATGGAGACGTTAAACCAGATTTTTGAGGTAAACGATGTGTGGAATGTAGCCAGCAAGATACTTAACAAGCTAAAGGTGTCGGCCATCTACATAAAAGACATCAGCCTCGAATTCGTAGAAGGTTACGAAGACACGGTTTCTTACACTATGACAACCCGGGCAATGCGTCCGGCTAATTATCAAATAATCAATAACAACTAACTATGAAACGATTTATTTTAATTGCATCGCTTATGCTTTTGTATTTGAACATGACCTCGCAGGTCAGAATTGGCAATGTGTTGCTTGACAACATTTCGGGTTTTGAGGTTAACGAAAACATTCTCGAAATGAGCAATACAGCAAAAATTACCATTCCGAAAAACTATGGTAAGCTGGCAGGTAAAACTATCCTTGAACAATTCAAAGTAGGTGATAAAGTTACGATTGATGCAGGATACAACGGCGAATTAGGACGTGATTTTACCGGTTATGTACGGGAGATTGGAACCGATTTACCACTCGTTATCGAATGCGATGACGAAACCTATCCGCTTCGGCAAACTAACTACGTTAAAAGCTATAAGAATGCCACATTAAAGCAGGTTCTTACCGACATTATACCGCCTTCCATTACGTTTGAATGCCCTACTGTAAGCCTTGGTAAGTTACAAATTGACAACGCCAGTGCCTTTGTAGTGTTACAGGACTTGATACAGAAATACGGGCTTTACAGCCGCTTGCATGACGGTCATTTGCGGGTAGGCCTTGCTTTTGATTTTGGTGGCAGTTCATCCAGACATGACTATTATTTGAACGACAATGAACATGGGAATGTAAAGAAAAACAACCTGAAGTATAAGCGCAAAGAAGATTACAAGGTTAAGTTCAAGGCCATTGCTACCAGTCCGAACGGTAAGAAAACAACCGTAACTGTAGGCAGTAAAGAGACGGATGCTAACGAGCGAACGCTAAACTTTGCCGGGCCGCTGACAGAGGCGCAACTTCGGGAGCGTGCATTGGCTGTAATGGCTAAGACGGTGTTTGATGGTTACACAGGTGATATTACAGGCTTTGGCCGTCCTGCTGTTCATGCCGGTGATAGTCTGGTAACTCATAATGCGGATAACCCCGAAATGGCCGGTACTTATCTGGTTGAAAAAGTAGATATAACCTACAACGACAGCGACGGTTACAGTCGCAAATGCACGTTGGGGTACAAAATATAGTATTTGTTGTGTATTAGGTGTTTTTTAAGGTGATTTGATGGATGGGAGCTCTTGATCAGGCAATAGAAGAGGCAATTCGTAGACATGCTGAAAAGCGGCAGATTAAACAGGTGTTAATCGGAGTCGCTAAGGATGTTAAGGATACTACCTGCACCGTTGAACGTGAAGGTGCTCCCACCCTCAATGATGTTCGCCTGAACGCTATTGATGACAATCTCGAAACGTATCTGACCGTTTACCCGGCAGAGGGTAGCAATGTCGTTGTTGCCATACTCGAAAACCTTGTAACGGAGGCCATTGTTATCCGTTGTAGCGAAGTTGCAAAAATAGGTCTGAAAATAGGCGCTATTACGTTAGTGATTGACAAAGATGGCATTGTGATGAACGGAGGTTCATTTGGCGGATTGATTAAGATTGAAGAGCTGAAAACGCAACTTGATAAGGTTACCGACCGTATCGACGCGGTGATTAACGCTATAAAAACAGGCACGGTTACACCGGGAGACGGTGGGGCTGCTTATAAACTGTCTATGACAACGCAACTCTCGGCGTTATCGAAAGAAGATTTCGGCAAAATTGAAGATACTAAAATAAAGCACTGATGCAGGGTATTTTACTCACAGACGCTAACGACTTGCAACTATCGGTTGTAAGAGATAGTTCCGGGCTGATAACGTCCGGGATGGTTGTCGGCAATACTGACTATCAGCGCGCTCGCCTTATTACCTTGTTTCGCAAAGGTGAAGTGAAGGAATATCCCACGCTCGGCTTCGGCATTGAGCAATACAACAAAGCGATCGTAAACATACAGAAATTTGCGAGCGAACTGGAGACGGAACTAAAGGCCGACGGGTTTAAGAACCCACGGGTAACAGCAACCGAGAATTTAGAAACATTTGAAATTGAACTGTGATGGCAAAAATAGAACTTTTAGCGCCCATTCTCTTTAAATGGGAAGGCGGCTACCAATGTGAGCCGGAAGATAAAGGCAACTACAACTCACGTGGCGAACTCGTTGGAACAAAATACGGTGTTTCGGCAAAGGCTTATGAAGATCATTTTGGCGTTGTTCCGTCCGCTGAAACAATGCAAAATCTTACTTCGGAGCAAGGTGCTTTTGTATTGCAGACGTATTGGGATAAATGCAAGGCCGACCAGATAGCTAATCAATCCGTTGCAAATTTGCTGGTAGACTGGTTCTATAATTGTGGCATCAGGGGCGTGCAGGCAGCGCAAAAGGCTCTAGATCTTGTCCCTGATGGATTTGTAGGTAACAAAACGCTGGCGGTTATCAATAGCGGTGAACAATCCGAAGTATTTGCGAAATTGTGGAGAGCCAGGAAGCAATACTATCAGGATATTGCTACGTCAAAACCCGGATTAAGAATGTATCTGAAAGGCTGGTTAAACAGACTGAACGATTTTAAGTTTACTGCATGATGAAACGGTTATTCTCATTTATAAGCAATATGCTGTCATCAGCCAGTGATACGAGTTCTAAGCGGTTTATTGCTGTGGGTTCGTTCTTCACTCTTATTGGTTGCGCTGTAGCCAGTTCGTTCGGGCATACTCCAGACCTTCACATTATTGATGTTTTTGCCGTTTTGGCATTGGGCTCTTCGGCTCTTACAGTGGCCGATAAACTTATTAAAAGAACCTGATATGGAAATTTTTACGGCCTTTGGCGTTGCGTTTGTTAGTGGTGGTGGTATGGTAGCATTGTTTAACTGGTTTACCAAACGGAAACTAACTAAAAAGCAAGAAAAACAAACCGAGGCAAAAACCGATGAAATAGCGGTTAATTTTTTATCAAAGGCGTTGGAGACAATTAATGAGCAGGTTGTTAATCCGCTTCGGGAAGAGCTTGCTGATAGTCGTAAATCGAATAATAAACTTAGCAACGATGTCAAAAAACTTACAAGAGCTATCGAAAAAATACCTGGGTGTACTCATGCTTCTGTTTGCCCTGTGTCTGTGGAATTGCAGGACTACAAAAACGGCGACTAAAGAGACGGTTCACATAGCAACCGAACAACACGACAATGTTACGGCTACCGGCGAAAGTCATACCGTTACCAACGTTGCAACAAATCTTAGCGATCAATCTACAGAAAATGATTCTACCGTTACAACTGTTGTTAATGAATTGTTGTCTGCCCCGGATGCAGTTGGCAACCAATATCCTACACAGCGTACCACTACGACACAAAAGAATTATCGTAACAAAAAGAATGACGTAAAACTCGGCTCAAAAGCAAACGTAGATAAAGCGAATAAATCAAACCTAAATAAAAAATCGGACTCAAAATCCGATGCCACGACCAAGGTTAAGACAAATGAAGAAATAAAAACAGCTATGCCTGTTTGGATTCAAAAACTAATTGGAATACTTGTGGCAATACTTATTATCGGGGTATGCATTGTTTTAAGCGATTTTGGGGTGTTTCCTTGGGTGCGTGGGGCGATTGGTCGTATTTTCGGCAAAAAGTGATTTTAAAGGCACGTTAAAGGCAAATTATGAAGATTCAGGAGGGGCAATCGTATGTTGATGCGGCAATGTTGGCCTGTGGTGAAGCTACAGCCGCTTTTGAGCTGGCGGTACTCAACGGAGTATCGTTTACGGATGACCCAATAGCCGACAGCGAAATTATGACGCCATGCGTTTATCGGAAGGATGTTGCCAATTACTATTCCAATAACGCTATTATTCCCGCCACAGGCATCACAACAACCGCCGAAAATGCCCTGATTGAGGAAGGTGTAGAATTCTGGGCAATAGAATATGATTTTGTAGTAAATTGATTATGGCACGAACAATAGCAACAATAAAAGCAGACTTAGCAACGCAATTCATGGCCAATAGCACGTTGGCCGATAAATACGGCTTCACGGTTGGTGATGCTTTCGACTCCACCTTTTCAAAAGTGTCTTTTGAAAGCATTTGGTTGTATATCTGCGCCTATTGTGCCTATGTGATTGAAGTGCTATTTGATACCCACAAAGCCGAAATTGATGATCTGCTCGAGCAACAAAAGTCACACCGGCGTACGTGGTACGAAAACATGGCGAAAGCATTCATGTTCGGTTATAGCCTTGTGACGGATGAAGATTACTATGATACAAGCTCTTTGACCGATGCTCAGATAATAGCGGCTAAGGTTGTGAAGTATTCTGCCGCTGTTGAAAAAAAAGGTGTTGTTTACATGAAGGTAGCCGGTGAAGATTCGTCCGGGAACCGCCAACCAATTACCGCCGCTCAACAAACGGCCTTTGAGGCTTATATGAAGGATGTGAAAGATGCCGGTGTTGTAATTGAAGTGGTAAACTCTAACCCGCAACACTTCCGTCTAACAATGACTTTGTATTACGATCCGATGGTGCTCGATGCTAATGGCATGAACTTGTCAGCCGGCACTTATCCGGTGACGGACGCTATAAAGTCGTTTATATCGAATTTGAAATTTAACGGTGAGTACCGAAACGCATCATTGGTTGATACGCTTCAAGCCATCGACGGGGTGGTTATCCCGGAACTGCACCTTTCGGAACTATCGACCGACGGCGCTACGTGGACGCCTGTTGACGCAAAGGCCACACCCGACAGCGGTTATTGCAAGGTGTACGCCGATGCCGATCTGAATATTACTTACACGGCTTATCAATCTATCAGCGTATAATGAGTAGCAGACATTACATAGTGAATTTTAAAAAGCTGGTTGTGATGCTACTCCCGGTGTCGCTTCGTAAAAGTACAGTCGTTGCTTTGCTTCAGGTGTCAGTCGGTGGTTTAATAACCGTTTACAACCGTTTTATTACCAACCGGACAAACAACCTGTACAAACTTAAAATAACCGGGCAAGTGTGCTATTTGCGCCGGATGCTTAACGATGCGTTCCCGGCAGGCGGCGGGCTGATCACCGTGGAGGACGGCTCGGCTGTGGGTGTTTGGCAATTCGCGTGGGACAAAGATTTTGACCCGTATCACAAATACCTGCTTGCTGACGGAAATACATTGCTTTGGGATAAAAGTACCATACTTGAAGGCGTTACAGGCTTTATTGTTCGCGTTCCTTCGGCACTGAAAAACGTAAACAACGAGGCTAAAATGCGTAGCCTGCTGAACTATTACAAACTAATTTCAAGGAGTTACACGATAATTTATTTCTAAAATGGATAAAGCACAATACACAGGATGGCCTTCAAGCAATTTCCCTCTTAGTACAGAAGGGCTTGATTTTATACAAAGTCAGGTGATGATGGCCGCCTCTTTCGCCAAATCTGCCGGAGGTAATTACATCCTTTCGGGATGCACCGTAACCGGAAGTACCGCCAGTGCGGGCATTATGGTTCTAAATGGCGAAATAATCACGTTCACAGGAGGAACTATTCAGACAACTATCCGGGTAAAAGAGACGGCAAGCGACATTACAGCCGGTAGCGTTACCTACACCGGAGCCTACAAAACACGTGTGGCCGAATTTGGCAGCAACGTTGGCGGGGTTGATACATACACCTGGACGGACATTGCCGCATTCCCAACGGCCTTTTATCTGGCGGCCAATAAAGCCGACAAAACAGATGTGGAGGCAATACGCAATCTTGTGATGCCTAAGCGTGGAATCATTATGTGGGGCGGTGAAGTCGCTGACATTCCAACAGGATGGGCACTTTGCAACGGCGCAACGGTAAGCGGTGTTACAACGCCTAATTTATCTGGACGTTTCATCATTGGTTATGATGCAGCCTCTGCGAATCTCCCGGCAAACTCTACCGACCTTACAGAGAACTACGGCAAAGTAGGCAATACAGGGGGTAAAGGAAGCGTACAACTGACGGCTAATCAAAACGGTGAACATGATCACGGAATACCAGACACCCTTCATGGTCAAGATTATTCTGCGGATAGAGGTAGTTCGAGGAATTCAATTGACCATGATCCGAATGCCCGCACTGAAAAGAGCGGTAAAGGCGAAGCTCACGAAAACCGTCCTCCTTACTATGTTCTTGCATACATTATGAAGGTGGTATAATTGCAATTTCAATTGTAAATCGTAAATAATAAAATCGTAAATGGCATTATGGCAACAGATAAAAATACATTGATTGGCTGGTTTGTAAAAGGCGCAAAGCCGTTAGCAACGCAGTTTGCAGCATGGATAAACTCATACTGGCATAAAGACGAAAAAATACCTGTTAGCTCTATTGAAGGGCTTCAGGACGAATTTGATAAAAAAGCGGATGCTGAGTTGCTTGCACAGGAAGTATACGACAGATCGGCAGGCGATACGCATTTGTATGGTGCCATTTCTCAAGCGGTAATGGACGAAGCAACTTTCAGACAACAGGCTGATGAATCGGAGGCGCAGGCGAGGCAAACTGCCGATAACACTCTTGCGCAGACTGTAAGCGACCTATCATCTGCTTTGACAGTAGTTCAGAATTGGAAGTCTGCAATGACTGACGCCGATTCTGATAGTGTAATAAACACGCTGACCGAACTTCTTAATCTGGCAAAAAATGTCCCTGAAGGTGCTGATTTGGCTGCCTTACTTGCCGAAAAAGTGAGCAAGTCTGACATAGTCAATAATCTTACAAGCGTATTGACCAATGTGCCGCTATCAGCCTATCAGGGCAGTGTGTTAAAAGGATTGATAGATACGCTCACGACGAATATATCGAATCATACAGGAGATTTGATAGTTCACATTACGGCAGAAGAGCGTGCTGCGTGGAATGCAAAGCAGACGCAATTAAGCTATACTCCTGAAAATTTAGCAAAAAAAGATGTTGCTGGCGGGTATCCAAGTCTAAATTTGGATGGAAAAATACCCATCACTCAAATCCCTGATACGGTAGTAGAGAGCGAATACGCTTATGGAGTTATGAAAAATTTTGACGACTCATCTCCAACTCTTCAGCGCATAGGGAGCTCTATACTTCATTATTCCCTTCCAATTCAAAATAAAATGCGAGGCTGTATTTTAGATGACTTTGGTAACGTAATTGAGTACCTCCCATCCGGCTCATGGATTGGGCAGACCCTTGATGGTTCAAAGGGACAAGTAATGGTAGAGGTGCCTTCATACTACTACAAATACTCACAGATTGGAAATGCGATGACAATGATGATTTCTGAATTTCCGCTTAACGGATATACATTCGTTAAAAAGAGATACATATCCGCATATGAAGCGTCTATAAATAGAGGTTCTGGGGTGTTATGTTCTATTGTTAATGATTCGGTAGATTACAGGGGTGGAGATAATACGAGTTCTTGGGACGGAACGTATCGCAGCCTCTTGGGAATGCCGGTTACAAATATGTCACGTACTGCATTTAGAAATGCGGCACGACTTCGAGGGTCTGCACAGGAGAATCCTTACGCTTGGAACTGCCTTGATTATTCGTTATATAAGGATATTTGTTGGCTATTCTATATTGAATATGCAACAATGGATAGTCAAATTGCTTTTAATTCGCCAGATATATATGGAAGATCGAGGGGTGGATTAGGTAACGGATTTACAACGAAGACGGACTGGGGCACGTACAATAATTATAATCCTATAGCTCGATGCGGCGCTTCTAATTTCTACGGCAACGGCTCTGGCGAGATTGTTATAGCTACAGTGTCGCAAGATACGGTATTTGCAAATAGGTACAGAGGAATTGAAAACCCATTTGGACACGTATGGAAATGGACGGACGGTGTTAATATTCAGGTAAGTGGTGGAATTGTTAAGGCCTATATATCTGAGACACCTGCCAATTATTCTGATTCTATTTATGAAGGTTATACAAATGTAGGAACGATAGCCAGTACGGAAGGATATGTCAAAAGAATTCTCGATAACACCAAAGCATGTTTGTTACCAAAAGAGGTAGGTGGTAGCAGTTCGAGCTATTGGTGCGACTATTATTGGGGAAACGCTTCCCCTGATGGTCTTAGGGGTCTTTTGGTCGGTGGTGCTGCGACTGATGGCGTGTATGCGGGGCTCGCTTGCTCGCTTTCGAATTTTGCGCCTTCGGCTGCGAATGCGTTTGTCGGCTCTCGCCTTTGCTTTATCCCGTAAATCGATAAGCGAAGCGCGCGGCAAAACATACAGGTTGGTTGCTATACGTCAGTGGTAATGCGAATAATGGCGTGAATGCAGGGCTCACTTACTCGAATTCGAATAATGCGCCTTCGGATGCGAATGCGAATATCGGCTCTCACCTATGCTTAAAAATAGAGCAACAACCTTGCCACTTGGCAAAAAATATCATCAATAAAAGGAGTTGGTAGGCATTAGCCGAAAGCCCCGGACATTAAAGCAAAGCAATGAAGCGTTACGGAAATCTGTACGAACAAATAATATCAATAAAAAATCTGCAATTAGCTGACGAAAAGGCCAGAAAAGGAAAATTGCGATCGTATGGAGTGATGCGCCATGATGCAAACAGAGAGCAAAATATTATCAATTTGCATGAGCAACTTAAAAACAAGACTTTCATAACATCCAAATACGAAACGTTCACTATTTTCGAGCCGAAAGAACGATTAATATTTCGGTTGCCGTATTATCCTGACCGTATCGTGCATCATGCCGTAATGAATATTCTGGAGCCTATTTGGGTAAAAACATTCACGACAGACACCTACGCCTGCGTAAAGCATAGAGGTATCCATGGGGCAATGGTAAGGATAAAAAAAGCCTTGAAAGACATTGACAATACGCAGTACTGTTTGAAGCTTGACATAAAAAAGTATTACCCGTCTATCGACCATGATATTCTCAAGCAAATAGTCCGCAAGAAAATTAAATGTAAGGACACGTTGGAATTGCTCGATAGCGTCATCGATAGTGCACCGGGAGTTCCCATAGGCAACTATTTGAGTCAATATTTTGCTAACCTTTACCTATCCTATTTTGACCATTATATTAAAGAATATCTTAAGATAAAGTATTATTTCCGCTATGCTGATGACATGGTGTTTCTGCACAGGGATAAAGATTTTCTTCACGGGCTGCTGGTGAACATTAACCAGTATTTAACCGAGAATCTCAACCTGACTATAAAGGACAATTATCAGGTTTTTCCGGTAGATGCCCGCGGAATAGATTATGTTGGATTTGTTTTCTATCACGGACATACGGCTATAAGGAAGTGCATTAAAAAGAATTTTTGCAGAGCGGCGGCCCGACTAAATAAACGCTCAAATATATCCGATAGAGAATATAATCAGCGGCTTTGTAGTTGGTTCGGATGGGCAAAATATAGCGATTCAAAACATTTACTTAAAACGATATTGAGATGAAAATAACAGGATTTTCTACTAAGCCAGATGTGTTGCAGTCGGTAGGCCAGCAACTAACGGCATACCGTTGGAATATACAGGAAACAACTGCAAAACATAACGACATAACAACGCATGGTTTCTCTGCTTATGAAGTGATTGTTGCAGGAACCGTCACTGTTGCAAAAATCAAACAGGCAGCGCTTAACGCGATGTGGGGAAAAGATCAGGAAGCTAAGTATATAAACGACTTCAATGCCGCAAATGCAGGCATATTGGACGCTTCGTATATTGATGCATATAAAACATTCCTTACTGAGCGAAAGAGTCTAAAAGATCGAATTGATGCGGATTGTAAACTACTAAATGTGCCTGCGGAGTGAAAAAATTCAGTGATTTAGGAATTAAACCGACCGAAGATAAAAAGATTTTCAATTGCCCTCAAGTATCAATTTCCGACATTGTCAATACAGAGATAGAAGTGATTGATTTTATCCCGGACATTAAAACCAAATTTGGAGACAGTCGGTATTTAGTAAAGGTTCAGCAAGATGGAGTTTTGGAAAAGTTTTTCACCAATTCTGCAAGTATCAAATCCGTTCTTGATAAAATACCCAAAGAAGAGTTCCCATTTGCAACAACCATTAAAGCTACTAAATGCGGCAATGGAAAGATTTACCAATTTACGTAACACAAAAAGGTTTTATTAAAAAGCCAAGTCGCCATCTACAGGACTCTCACCTCCTGTAAATATTTAAGGTGCGGACACACCACGACAAGGCCGTTATACGGTCGGGTCAGGTGTGTCCGCACCTATATTTTAAATTGTGAGAGATTGCAAAGGTATTAATTTTTTAGATATGATTTCAAATTATGTTCAGGCGCCCCTGCCATTTCAGGGGCAAAAGCGGCGGTTTGTCTCGCCATTTAAAGAGGCTTTAAACGGGTTTCAAAGTAAAACAATTTTTGTCGATCTGTTCGGTGGCAGTGGCCTGCTTTCGCATACGGTGAAGCAAGTGATACCCGGCGCGACGGTAGTTTACAACGACTTCGATAACTACAGCATCAGACTGGCCAACATAGCGCAAACAAACGCCATTTTAGACGACTTGAGGGTATTGCTGTCCGATTGTCCGGGAGATAAGAAACTGACCGATGAGCAACGTGCTAAGGTGCTCGAGCGCATTGGTAAAGAATCGGGTTATGTGGATTATATCACGCTGTCATCCAGTTTGCTCTTTAGTATGAATTACGCTACAAGTTTCGAGGAAATGAGCAAACAAACGATGTACAACTGCATCCGCAAGAATGGTTATGCCCTTGCACCGGACTACCTGAAAGGCGTGGAAGTGGTTCGGATGGACTACAAAGAACTGTACAGGCAGTATAAAGACACTCCGGGTGTTGTGTTCTTTGTCGACCCGCCATACCTGAGCACGGATGTAAGCACGTACAACAAGGATGACTACTGGAAGTTGTCAGATTACCTCGACGTGCTGCAAGTGGTGCAACATCATTCGTATTTTTACTTTACTTCTAACAAGTCGGAAATTATAGAGCTATGCGACTGGATGGAAAAGAATTTGGGGCTTGATAACCCGTTTAGGGAAGCAATCATTAAAGAAGTGTACGCAAAGATGAATCACAACAGCGGGTACACGGATATAATGCTGTATAGACGGGTAGATTGATGGGGAAAATTTTACAATAAAAAAGGCGGCCTAATAGGTCGCCTTTGGCTTATAGGGAAAACTTTCCTCACTTTTTAAGTCGTTGCCGCTTTATGCGGTACACTTCATCGTAGCTCTTTTTATCCCTGTAGAGGTACGGCAGTTCTATTTGTTTTTCTTTCCAGTTCTGGGCATATTTGGCGGCCTCTGTGGCGTCGAGATAGGCACGGTCGGCCATTGTGTCGAAGTTCTTTTGCATTACCACCTGTACGCTCTTTTTAGCCAAAGAAACATCGTTGATCGGTTGCGGGTACTGTCGGTCGTCGATGGCGATGGCGTTGGATGGATGCCACTCGGAACTGTCGCTCCGGAAGTATAGGTTTACCTGTTGGTTTGAGTAGCCTTTCAGGTTGCAAAAACGGATGCAATCTTCAACAGCTGCATATACTTTCACGGCCTTGTGTTGTTTATCGAACACTACCCACACGGGCTTTGTCTGCATGTCTTGACACCATACCGATGCTGCAAAGGCAGCGATTAATATAAGGGTAAATAGTCGTTTCATTGTGTTATTTGCTTTTTATTTCAACGCCATAATCTTTGCTATACATTGCTATCCAATTAGAACCGTCGGCTTCGCAGTCGCCTGGCTTTGCATACAGATACACGAAGATGTGTGTGGGTTCGCTGTGGAACTTCACCGGCTCATACTTGCAATCGCTCACGAATTTATTGACAAGTTTTGTCAATTGTTCCGGGGTGTAGATGGTATCGGTAAGGTATGCGCGGTAGATTACCTGCGATTTTGCCGGCATGTCGTATACCTTCTTTTCTATTTCCTGATAGCCAAGTAGCTTTTCGCCGCTTCCACCGGAACACGAAGCAAGCAGGCCGACGGCGCAAAGTAGTTTAATAAGTGTTTTCATAAGTGAGTGTTTGAATTACAAAGGTAAAAAAGCCTGTTGAATATTCAACAGGCTAATAAATTAAAATAAAGTTCCTTGAGCATCTTGGCGGTCGAGTACCTGCATCCGGTCTGATTTGCCATATCGGCCATGTGTATAAGCGTACCCTTCTTTTACGTTTATCAAAACATCTACTTCGTGCTTCCATTTTTCAATGGAAACACCCATCTGCATTACAAGGTGATAGCTTAATTTGCGGCGTTTGTACTTCTGTCGGAGCGCTTCAAAGCGTTCGTAACTCATGTTGATATGCTGGGTACTGTCGAATATTACAAAGCGATAGCCTCCTGTGCGTATCATGTCGTCTATTTCGTCAATGTTCTTAGTATGCACAAAACGCACTTTAGGAGAGACAACGCCGCAACGTTTTAACCGTAATTGAAGTGTTTTGCTTCTGATACGCTCCTCTGCCGAAACGTATAGAACACGCCCAAACTGGCTTATCATCTGTGCAAATTTGGCACAGTAGGTACTTTTTCCGCTCTTTGCTTCGCCGCGTATTAACGTGCTAAACCGAATGTCGGGCTCTCCAAGTAGCGACTTCCATTCGTCGGCAAACGGGTATATTTCAACGTTTGACTCTTCGATTTCTAAAGGTGAATAAGTTCTCATGTTGTGTTGGTGTTTAATGTGTACCGAATATTTCCTGTGCACATTTGCCGCAATAGCCAAACTCGGCTACGAGCGGATGTTGCTTTCCGCAATTAGGGCAAACGGTATTTGGAATTATATCCTTTTTATCTTCTACGATCTTAGAAGCCTTTATTTCGTACTTTACCGGCTCGAATTTCACTGTAACGACTGCATCCAGCCAACCAGAACCCTCGCAATTTGGACACTCTTTTACTTCGTATTGTTCATCGGGCCTGTATGGATAGATTAGCTCCCGCAATTGCCCTTCGCCATGACATCGATTGCATGTGAGGCGCATCACTGTGTTTTGTACGTCAATTCCGATCGCATTCTGCGGGGTGACTATTTCGACAAAGTTTCTATTTTGTATCATATCGTTAGCAGGTGTTTGAACGTATCCAACTGCGTGTTGACCTGTGCTACTATAGATGCATCCTCGCAGGTTACTTTCACGTTGAGCATTCCGGCTATCTTCTGCATTGTGTTTGCATTGTCGGCATTTGTGCTCTGGTCGCCTGTAACGTCTGTTTTGTAGAGTAATTTGCCCTTTCCGGTGCGCGGGTTCTCAATGCATACTACGCCGTAATACTTGTCGTCACGGCTTTTGATTGCCACAAAACGTGGCACTTTCTTGTGTTTCTTTGTTGTTGTCATCTTCTTCGTTATTAAAATAGTGTTGAATGAATTCGTTTAACTGCCAGCTTCGCTTGTTGCTTACGATGGTGTGGTATTTCCGTTGTCCGGAGCGGTCGTCTCGCTCGCAAATGCAACCGCGGTTTTGAGGTATCAGAAGGATGAGCCTCATTCTTAGCCCGGGTTTGAGTTCGTAAACTTTGCCGTATCCGTCCGGGTGATTGTCCCAACAGATAAACTGCCAGTTGTCGGGGACTTGTACGGCATTAAAAAACTCTTCCGGGGTTTCTTCAGGTTGTTTCTTAATCCTTCTTACAGTCATAGATAAAACTGCCGAAAAGGAGTAGCGTAAGCACGGCAATTATGGCTTCGAACATTGCGCACATTGCCCACTTGTCGCCATCCACGCGCCAAGGCATGTACTTGAACAGAAAGAAGCAGCCTATCATCAGGCTAATGCCGCCAATTACGGTGATAATGGCAAGGGTAATACTTGTTTTTCTCATGTTTAAATAGGGTTTAAAGGGTGTTTAATTGGGGTGCAACACAAGGGTTGACCGTATTGTGGAGCTGGCGGGAGTCGAACCCGCGTCCAGCCTGATCTGTCGGCTCCGGTGTTCCGGCTGACGTTTCGCAACGGCAACCGGATGAGTTCAAAAAATCAAAAAAAAGAAAGTTTGGTTAGTGTTGGCGCTCTATCTGTCGGCTAAGGCTATAGCATACTCAAGCATTTCCCTGAAGTCATCATTTTGTTTGATGATATGTGCCATAAACTGTGATAAGCGAGATGAATTTCCGCAGATGAATATATGTCCATCTTTTCCCTCAGATGATATTGAAAGAACTATGGCATAATCGCCTTCGTTTTAAATTTGATCTTCAGCTTTTTTTAATTGGTCTATAATTTGTTGATTCATGATGTTGTTGTTTTAGTGAGTTGTTGTTTTTAGTGAGACACATGCAATGTGTCTCTACGGGGTTAGGCCTGACTCATGGATAGGTTTACCTTAATCTCTTCGCCGTTTGCACCCTTGTATTTGGCAATGATGTAGGTGCTCGTTTTCTTAGGCTTGTAAGCCTCGCGAATCATGGCAACGGCGTCGATCAGCTCCTGATCGCCGATGTTGTTGGCCTGATTGGAAAGGTCGAGCACGCGGGATGCTTTCAGAATGCCGTCCTTATTAGGCTTTAACAGGTCAACGATCATGCTTACCAGCTTTTCGTTCTCCGGGCTTGCTTGTTTGGCCAGCCAGTCATTCACCCGGGCAATACCGGCACCTGATAAGTCGTTATCCCAACCATCAACTATGTTGTGACCTAATACGATTGTTTTGCTGAAGTCTGAATTGCTTATGCTGTGGCTTTGTTGCTTTGCCCATGCGTCATCGGAGATTACAAACACCTGTTTCTTTAGGTCGAGAATGGTTTTTGCTTCCTCAAACATTGCTATTTTTGTGGTAGCAAGTAGCGTTTCAATTTCGGTCAATGCCGGGAAAGTAGTTTCTACGAATTCGTGCTGCATCAGCTTGTAAGTCTCTTTGTCTTGTTGTGCTTTCGCTTTTTCGGCTTTTTCTTCAGCGGCCAGTTGTGCTTTCAGGGCGGCCTTTTCTTCGGCTGTCAAATTTTTAATGTCCATAATAAAAATGTTAAGTAATTAAAGTTGTTGTAGCTTGCTTTCTATCTCTTCCAATTGTCGACGCGGGTTTGGCTCGTTCAGCATGTTGTTGAATGTTGTGTAGCTTTTTTTGATAACCGGGTATATGTGAAGTTTGAATACGCGGCGACGTATGGTCGTTTCATTCTCATATATTGCAATCAAATCGGATACTACAATACATTGCCTCAGATATGCTGCTCTGCGGCCAAGCTGCATTTTCAATTGTTTTTTTTCGTCCATTAGTTACAGTGTGCTAATCGGTTGTGTTCTTCTTTTGTCGCCTCTTCTTTCTTCAGGATGCTTTGCAGCTTCCTTGTGAGTGCTTCCATCTCGGGGATGGTCATTTCGTACAGCAATTTTCCGGCTATTTTGGGTTGTTTCATAAAGGCATTTACTTTGTCCCAGTCGGTGGTGTCAACACCATATTTTTGCAAGCGGGTGAGAATGCCTGAGCGTAGTTTCTTTACCTTCTTTTCTTCGTCGTTTGAGATTGCCTGAGCACGGTTTTTTGCTGCTTTTTGGTCGTTTACAAGGCGCCTGAGGTCGGTTATCATTTCGTTATATCCGACAATGTTGGTCTTGTAAAATTCGCTGAGCGATGTAGTAAGCATTCCGCTGTACTCCCATACCACATCCTCCTTATTCATTCTCGGCAACTGATTGATCAGGGCAAAGAAAGCGGAATGTGATACTGTCGTATTCATGCTACCTGTGTTTTAATGCGTTCGCGCTTAATTACACGTTTGATACGGCGGATGTCTTCTATCACCTTGATGGTTCTGCCGCCGTCGAGCGTGTGTTGCACCGGATTGCATTCATTGAATATTGCTAATTGTGTTTCGGCATCTTCAATGCCGTTTACAGCGCATATTTTACGACAATCTTCGAGCGATGAGCCGCGAAGGTGTAGGTAGTTGCGCCCAAAACGGCTGTCGAGCTCATCGTAACCGTCCTTATTGAAGCGAACGCCGCGTTTAATCTCCTGTTCGAGGTTATCGGTACCGAGTATCACGCAACCCAATACGTCTTCAAGTTCGTTATACAGGTGAATGAGGGCAATAAGAGCCGATGGACGCAATGAGTTGGCCTGATCAAGAATAAGCAACGGGTGAAGGTTCATTTTGCTTTTGAAGGCTACAGCAATAGCTTCTAACAGGTCGTTCTTGCGTGCAATACCCTTCGGCATGTCGGCTCCCACTTCAATGGCCAGCTTTGTAAGGAACTCGCGACCGCTCCACTCCTTGCAAGCAAGGTAAAACGTGCCTTTCGTGCGGTTGTTTTCGAGGTAGATAGATGCCGGTGTAGTCTTACCGCCGCCAGCCTTGTGGCTGATGCCGATAAAAAGAGCCTCACGCTTTGCATCTTCCAGCACCATGTACACGCTACGGAAGTCGTGTGTTTCGGCAATGTTCCAACGTCCACCGCCAAAGTCATAGCCCAAAGCCACTGCAATGGTGGAATAGATGTCGTCGCCTTTGGCGGCATACACGCCTTTGCGGAGCTGGCTCAGTGCGGTTTCGCTGATGCAGCATTTCTTTGCTACCTGCGCCGCCGAACCCATTCGCAAAATCTCTTCTTCGATGAGACGAAGGATGTCGTTTTTTTGTGTTTGTGTTAGCATTTTAAATTGTGTTTAAAGGTGATTTAATATTGATTTCTGATGCTCGTCTCTTCTGGTTCTGCCTCCCATGCTTCTTTTTGAAAGGCCGTTTCGGCATCTTCATAGTTGTATTTAGGGATGCGTCCGGCTGTGAGTATGCCAATTTCGGGGCTTACCTCTTCGGGTTCTGCCGGCATTGCAGCCTCTTTCCGATTGTGGATAGCCCGCTTGCGTTCTGCTCGGTGACTTTCCATCTTTTCATTAATGGCATTCATCTTACCCACCGCCCGCATATCTTTTTCAGGCCCGAAACGTTGTGCCGGTGTTACTTCATCAAAAGAGCCTACGTATTGCGCACCATCGTAGAGATGCACGCGGCTGTAGTCGTCGTAATCAAAGCAATTGGTTATCTTAACGCCAGTATATCGTTCGGCCACTTCGCACTCGTCAATGCCGTAGTAGTATGGTGCACCGTCGATTTGTGTTTGTATCATGTAGTTCCTGATAGAAACCTCTTTGCGAAGCCCAAACAGGTAGCAAAATTCATGTTCCTGCACCGGATAAGTATGAGGCTTGTCGCTTGTTTCGTGCAGTTGTGCCGGTGTTTGCTCAATGTTGGCAAACTTGCGGCTGTAGCTGCTGTACGGAGTGTTGCTGTAAGCATCCAGAAAACTGTCTGTTTCGCGTATGGCGTCGTCGAAATTGAAGCCGTTTTTAATAGCCCACTGGCGCATGGCCGTTACGTATTCTTTGCTTCGGTGTGCCCAGCGGCGTGTGGAGCGAACGCCCTGACCATAATAGAGGTCGCTTTCCATCATAAACACGTCCTGTAGTGTGCCGAACCATCGCTCTATGTTGGCCTTTGCGTTCGGGTCGTGGCTTATGGTCATTATCACTCCTTTGGTGCGCATAATCCCTTCAACCCATGCCCATTCTGCGGTGTTGTGCCCAGGGAAACGGTCATAGATGAATTCGTATGGAAGATAGCCGGTATTGCGCACGGCAGCGGCAATGGCGTTTATAACGGCCTGAGCGTTCTCTTCGTAGCAATATTCCCAACCGAGCGGCATTCCGCTCATCACGTCACGCACGGCAATGATATATAGGAACTTTTGACCGGTAACCTTTTTGCCGTTTCTGTCGGTGTATGTGCCCCGATGGTCGATGATATTGACACGTGTACCGTCTATCATCCAGCAGTCGCCTGCATAGATGGCCGATTGCATCGGAGTATAACCCCTGAATTTGTGATTGAAGCGGCTCCCGGCTCCGTAGCGTTGCTGTGCAAGGAACTGCATTTGGCTGCTGTTGCAGGCATCGCTTACCCAGCGTGGTGACGGGCATTCTTTCAGGTTGTATTGTGCGCAAAGAAGCCGTATTTTACGAAAAATATAGGCGTGTGAGTAGTTGCGTTGCGTGTCCATTAGTTCGAGCAGCCAGCCATTCAACAGGTCGTTGTTTTTATATGTAGCACGGTTGGCGTTGCCTTCATTCTTTGTGTTTATCAGTTCGTTGATGGCCGTACCGTCGGTGTATTCGCGTACTTTGTCGCGAAGGTTTCTCCATGTTTTCGGAAGGTATTTTAAGCCCTGAAGGTTGATTTCTGTGGCCAACTTTTCAAAGAATGCGCTCTTTTTGAATGATATGCCGTTTTGCTGGCAATAGCGGCTTGCTTCGGTAATGACTGCGGCGGACATTGCCAGTTCCATATTGCGCGAATAGATGGAAAGCAGTTGTTTGTAGCCTTCTGTGCGAGCCGTGTTTATGATTGTCTGTACATCGTTGCTGTAAGTAATTGCGACCGATTGGAGATATTGACGGGTTGGCAACTGGTTGCGAACGTCGCCGGGTAACGCGGTGTAGTAGAAGTAACACCGGTTAAGCAGTTGTTCGTGTTTCCATGTGCCTCCCGTTTTCTTTGCTCTCGACTTCGCCACACGCAGGTATTCGTATTTCGTTACCTTCATGTCAAGGATATAATCCTGCGATAAGAGCAATTCGGAGTCGTAATTAATTATGTGGCCTGATGTAAGCATGTTACCAGTACAATTGTCTATTTTCAAGGTCAGCCGCGTTTATCCGATCGGCTTCATCTTTCGTGTTGCGTATTTCTAACTCTATGTCGATGTGCTTTTGGCGGTAGCCACATGTAGGGCAAACGAGCCATTTGCATGAACCGCTGTCGAGCCTGCGCTTTTGCGGTTTAAGTTGCTCAATGCAATCGGGGCAATATTTTGTTTCGTCGATCATAGATTAGTTTTCAAAAGACCGGCGACGGTATTGCCGCCGGTCGTACTTGCTTTTGAGTTCTTTCACTCTGTCAGAGGTTTTCGTGTCATCTTTCAGTCGGAGTCATAAAGTCTGTTCCTAAAAGTCACTCAAATCATATTGAGCAAATTCCAACGCCGTCTTCGTCCTACTTGCCTCACGGTTCAAATAAAAAGGGTTTGTGGAGATAGCAGGCTTTGAACCTGCATTTATTGCTGAGGGAGTTGCACCCACTTGCTACCCTATACGCATATCCTGTTCAATAAATCCGTCGTCACGGTGCGTCTACCAATTCCGCCATATCTCCATTTTGCTCGTCTTTCCGAGCCGTCACCCATCTTGCAGCCTCTCAGTGTTCCTTCTGTAGGGTAAGGCAGATAGCCAGTAAAAACTGAAACTGCGCCTGATGGAGGACTCGAACCTCCGACCCTCACCTTAACAGGGTGCCGCTCTACCAACTGAGCTAAACAGGCAATTGCCGGGCTTGTTAAAACTACCAATCGTGCTAACCATTCACATTCTAATCTATTCTCAAAGGATAGCCCGGCTTTCTCTCTCTTTAGATGGTTAGTTGCTGGTAATTCGTTTGTGTTCGCGCCAGTATGCGCGACTCAATAAAAAGAGGGCACTTCCGGTGGCAATATGAAACCATGCTCCTGATACAACAGCTATAATTATCACCGCTGTTCCCATAACAGCCGCTGCAATTGCGAAGTGTTTGTCGTACGTTTTCATTTTTTTGAGGTGTTGTTTGGATTAAGTAATGCGTTCATCGTTTGTATGTACAGATCGGCAGCTGCTTTCACATCGTCTTTGAGTGTTCGCGTGCCTTTCAGTTGCGCCTCCACTGTTGCGCGAGCGTACTTGCCGCCAAGCATCTTTGCGATCTTGGTGTAGTCTCCTTTTTGGAGTTTTTCTGAGTAAGATGTTACATTGTTCATTTTTTGATATATCTTTGTCGGTGATAACGCTACAAAGATATATCAAATATCAATATGTGATACACTCAATATATCTTTTTTTAATATTTTTGTTTTCATGGATAGTATAGGACTAAGGATTAAAGAGTTAAGAGAAGCGGAGGGCTTAACACAAACCGAGTTTTGCGCCATAATTGGGGCAAAACAGTCCAATTTGTCTGCCATGGAGAACACTGGAAAGAAGATTTCTGTAGAAATTATATCCAGCATATTATTGAAATTTGATATATCAGCCGATTGGTTGATATTGGGAGTGGGGTTGATGAAGAAACAAAAAGCTAATTATGAAAGTAATAATATCATACTTCCCGCACCTGTTCTACAAGATTCTCCAGTACAATTACGGCTAAAAGAAAACATTATTCAAATACCTGTGTTTGATGCGGCTTTTGCCGCTGGCCTATCCGGGTGCATTAACGGAACTAAACCCGATGTAGAAGAATACTTGGCCATACCTCAGACTATGTTAAGGAGAGGGGCTGTATATGCAGGAATAAGAAGTAAGGGACATTCTATGTCGCCTACTATATTTGATTCGGATAGATTGATAGTAAGACTTTTGGATAAGGGTGAGTGGATGGATATGAGAGATGAACACGTATACGCCATTATAGACAATGAAAGTCGCGGCTTTCTCAAGCGTGTAAAGAATAGATTCAATCAGGGATTCATAGTCTGCATGTCAGACAACATTGATAAGATAAACTATCCTAACTTTACCATGCAAGCCGACGAAGTGGTTAGTATATGGCACGCAGACCTGCACGTATCTGCATTGATGCCTAACATCAACGAGACATATTACAGTCGCTTAAAACGCTTAGAAGATAAGGTAGACGTTCTTAGCAATAAGCTATTGTGATTTGCTTTCAGAAAAGACAAAGGCGCTTTGTTAAAATGATAACAAAAGCGCCTATTTTGTACCCCTAAAAGATAACATTTTTGCGATTATTGAACTGCCATTTGATAACATGGCGGCATCAGATTTTTGCGATTATTGAACTGCCGATTAAG